CTGCTCTTGCATATCGACACGAACGATCTGTTCGTCGCTCTTCGGAACGGACTTGGTGGGATCCTGGAAAACACTGGTGGCCATGGGATTTCTCCTAAGCGGCTTGCTGTTGTGGCGGTGCGGCGGGTGCGGCCTGCGAGGCTTTGAGTGCGGCCATCTGCGACGCCTGTTGCTGATGTTTCATCATCAGCGATTGAAGCTGATTCTTCTTGTCGGCATCGGTGACGGAGCCGGGCGGGATATGCTTGGAGAGCCGTTCGATGGCATCCAAGATATCCTGTCCCGGCTCCGACGAAACGCCGAGCAAAGGAAGGGCTTGTGTCATGAGCTGAGTCGCCAGGGCAAGCATCGACATTCCTGCCGCAGTATGCCCCAAGTTCTGCGTTGGTCCCGTTGCTGGGGAGGAACCAAAAGGAGGCGGCTGACCCGGTGCGGGCGCAGGCGGTGGGGATGCTGCTGTCTGTTCTTGCGTGGCGGCTTCGGCCATGACCTTCAGGCTACTTCCGGCCCTTGCGGTGCTTGCGCTTGTTGGCGGTGAACATCTGGCGGCCCTTTCCTATCTAGGGGTTGAAGTCATCGCACAACCTTCATGGTCTGTGCCCACACAACCTCGTTTGGAACCGGGCGGAAGGCCAGCGCCGGAATTGACAAAAGTTCATAAGTTGTATAAGTGGTTCATCGGCCTTGGAATTATTTCGAAATAATCATGGGAATTAGCCCGACACAGTCACAACGCCCGTGGTTCACCGCCAAGGAAGCGGCCGACTACATCGGCGTTACCCCGACGACGCTCTACTCCTACATCAAGATGCGAAAAAATCGCCCGCCGGTGTTTCGACTGGCAGGCAAACCAAAAGGCGTGTGGAGATTCCCGCGCGAGGAATTCATAGCGTGGGCCAACGGCTCGCAGAAACAAGGGTGATCGATGTACAGCCTTTCAATCCACTTCGGACCGAACGCGATGGTGTGGGCGCTACTTTTCAAGGAAGAGGAAAAAGCCGAAAAAATTTTCGGTGCTTACGTGGATTTTAAAGCGACTAGTGCGGTCGATGGAATTTTTCTCGGTGCCGACGACTTCGGACAAACCTTCGCTATCCCATTTTCTGAAATTAGTGGCATTATGGTCGAAGACCTCGACCTCGTCGAGGAAGCCCGCATCCTGCGCAGCCTCGCCAACGCGCGAGGGGAAGTGAAGGCGCGAACGCGAGCGATGTCCGACCCGGTACTTCGAGGCGCGCAGCAAGGGCCCGGGGTTATCACGCCGAACTTCCGTCAGTGACGCCCGCCAGCGTGCCCGAGCATCTTCTCGATCGCCTTGTCCTTGCCTTCCGGCGATAGCTGCCCAAGCAGTTTCTCCTGCATCTGCTGACCAGCGGCCTTGCGCTGCTTGAGCGAAGCCTTGGCGGTCTCCTTATCGGGCACCGCGGTGTGATCGATGATGAACTCGCCGTCGACATCGCCGACCTTGCGCAGCGCGAACAGCAGTTGTGTTGCCTCGTCCGCGAAAATCGGGCTCGACGAATGACTGTCAACCGTGACGCGCCAATCCTCGGGCAAATCACTCAACATGAACGACGTATCTTCCATCTTCTCCGGGTCGGTCCAGTATTTCCGATCTTCCTTGGCTTCCATCATCGTCATGGTGAGATCAGCGCATGCCGCCAGTTGCTGCTCGGTCAACAGCGCGCGATCGCGCAGCGTCGGCGAGGCCGTCTTCATCAGCGTTTCCGCATGAGCACCGGCGCGCACGCCGGACTCACCCTTGCCCTGCATGATATCGGGGAATGAACCAAGCGTATTGATCTGCTCCTGTACGTATTTGATGATCGGCAACAACTCGGACGGAAATTTCGGCGTCAGATCCTCGACCTTCGAATTCGGCCCGCCGTTCCAGTACCCGGCCAGGCGAAACTGGGCGTAGGCTTCGTCCGTCATGGTGTTGTCGCCGGAGAACGACAGGATCTTGTCGATCTGCAACCCGATCAGCCGCTTCAGGTCGTCGCACAGCGCCGACAGGAAGCCCTGCGGCTCGATCAGATCGATCAACTCGCTACGTCCCCAGAACCAGTTCACCATCGGGTTAGGCTGGATCAACCGATACGGCTGTACGCGCTCGATCCCCATCAGGTTCGATAGTTTGAACCGCGTGACCAGGATATCGGGCTCGACGATCTGAATGGTCTGATAATCCTCCTCGCCCTTCACCCACAACTCGTGAAACTTCACTGTCGGGGCGCCGTCGGTCGGACTGATGGTCGGATAATTCGGATCGTTACCGAGCTGGACGATGCCGCCCGGCAGCGGACGCGTCGCCGCATTGACGCCGGTGTTGAGCTGCGAGGTCGATAGCACCTGATGGAAAAAGCTGTCCGGCCCAGAGCCTATCGATTGACCCATCTGGCCGTGCACCATGATGCGATCGAGCAACTTGTTCGCGTCAGGGAAGCGCCAGATGCGCTGCCATACCTCGGGGCGGGTCAGGTACGACGTCTCGCACATCGCTTCCTGATTATCGATGTCGCTCTCGCTCTCGCGATAGACGCCGAAATTCCACGGCATCACCAGTTTCTTCTCGTAATAAATCCGCTCCTTGCCGAGGGGACCTTCCGACTTCGGCCACTGCTTCAAGATCGCACAGCCGTACTTCAGACCTTCCTTGACGCCTTGGCCGAACAGCGTGCCGCAGCCGGACCGCTCCCAGTGCCGGGTCAGATGCTTGGCGGCGACCTGCCCGCGCTTGATGACGTCGGGCTTGTAATCGTTGTCGAAGTCGCAGGCGAATTTCAGTTCGATCGGCGAGAACAAATGCGACTGGGTGCGTTCGAGATGCGCGTTCATCATGTTGATGAGCGCCTTGTTGCCGTCGGGACGTCCGGTCTCGGCAATCTGATTCAGCAAACGATAGTAAGCTGCCCGGTTGCCCTGGCTGATCCGGCAGGTCTCGATCAATTCCGTTGCCGCCGGGATCAGTTCCTTCTCGGCTGTCGGGAGAGGGATCATGCTGCTTCCTTAACCCATTGCGCCCAGCCTCCGAGCAATAGTAATCCTCTGTATTCGGCCTCTACTACACAATAGCGCCACGTCCTTAGCCACGGCAAAAAATCAACCAGCAGATCAGGATGATCCCCGGGATAATGCCTAATTATATAACTGAGCAGCAGATCATTCTGCACTTCGGCAATGGGAGACCCGAAAATTGTTGCGTACTCACTCATACAGGCGACCTGTAATTCGGGTTGTTGGTGATCTCAAGCGGCAGCGGAGCACTCCCGATTGGAGCCAGGGCCGCTTGTACCCGATTGCGCGAGCGCAGGCCAGCATGTGGGGCCACACCGGTGTGGGCCTGTGTCGCGAAATTCTGGGCCTCGGCCACACCAAAGCCGGTCGGCATGCCTCGCGCCTGCATCTCGGCCATCCGCTGGGTCACGGGGTTGTTGACTTCTACCGCGGAGAACTCGGCGTCCTTGCGATCGTTGAGGTTGGTGATCTTGAGATTTGACATCTCAGATACCGGGACACCGGCCATCGCGGCGCCGAGTTCAGCCCGCTTCTCCGAGCCGTCCATGATGTCGCGCGCCACCTTGTCGTTGTTTTTCGACTTCTGCGACAGGAAGGCGGGCATCACGACGACGTTGTCGGGCACCCGGTTGTTGATGTCGGCGCTGCAAAGCGGGCAGAAATCCGGCCAGCCCTGCGTGACGTCGTATTTGAACTTTTTCTCGCAGGCGGGACACTTCAAAACTACTGCCATTAGTGATTAAATCCTTGTGCAAACGCCCACAATAGGAACACTAAAAAGGCAAGCACTACTCCCATCCCGCCTACAATCAAGACGAATTTCACAACGTCAAGTACCGTAATTGCATGCTCCATAGTTATCTCCCATACCGCCAAGTATTCTTCATCGCCAGTCGCTGCTGCGCGATCCGGCTCTGCTGCTTCTGGCCCATGAACGCCGACATCATGTTCTGATTGAACATCTGGGTCTGGTCAACCACGCTCCGCATCTTTTTAACCTTCTCAGCCTCGCGCGATCGCTTCTGAACGATCAATTGCCGCCGCATCTTGATCTCCCAGTTATGCGCCGTCAAAGCCGCTGCCAGCGTGCGGTCATCCTTGCCGGCATCGCCGGTGCCGTTGGCCTTGATGGTGTCGCCGTCACGCGCCACTCGCTGCATTTCCCGGATCAACTCCTGCGACCGAATCCGCAGCTGGCCGTTGCCGACCAGCGAGCGCAACTGCTCGAGGATCATGATCTTGTTCTGCTGCTGGGTGTTGTGGGTCGGAATCATGCCCGAGCCTGCCAGGAACAGTCGGGAAGGGCTATCAACACTGAGGCACTTCACCGGAACCGAACCTATTGACTCTACCGAAACGATTCGATGGCGCTTTGACACACTCAGCCGCGGTTTCCATTCGCCTTTGCGTCCCTTCGTTTTTACCGTTGCCTGTTGGCGAGCAGCCTTTCTGCTTAGCCTGAAAACAAGCATGTCGGGGTACCCGGTAAACCAAAACTGATACGCGGGCTTGCATTCAGATTTCTTCCCGCGATAGCTCAATTCAAGATTTCTTACTACAAACTTCGCCTTGATGCCGAGAGATCTCAAAAGTTCTTTGAACCCTTTGGCGAGATCAGGCCGCGTCGTCGTAAATCCGCACTGGCGACTAATATCGATCGACCCGTCCGTATCCATTAAACCTTGCAGCAGCGCCAATCGCTGCTCTTTCGAGGCTCGCAAATACGCTTCTGGAATGTGCTTGTTATCGATCAACCCGCTTGATTTTAACCTGTGTGAAAAATCCGATATTGCACGACTGCATACGGTTCGGGGAGGCGACCCGCGCTTCAGCGTTCCCAGCTGATATCCTGCCATTTCGATGTGGTAAGAGATTTCAAGTAGATCGGCTTCATTGCCAAAAATATAAGGTCGCTTGCTATCCCCATCGCCGAGCCACGCCCCTAACACGTAGGGGTCAATCGGAAGCGACTTCGCAGG